ATAAAGAATGGGATATACTAAACTCCGCTTGTGTTCGTTTGGATAAATTGCCAATTATTTGGAATGATTTTGCTGGATTAACTTCCTCTAAAATTAAATCAAATACAATTCAAAATAAAAAACGTAATAAATGCGATTTGATTATTATTGATTATCTTCAGCTTGTTAAACCATTCGACAAAAAAGCAATCAGAGAACAGCAAATAAGCGAGATCAGCCGGACATTGAAGGAAATAGCACTTGATCAGAATATTCCGATTATTTGCCTCTCTCAGTTAAGTAGACAGGCGGCAAATGTTAAACCGGAACTTCATCATTTACGGGAGTCGGGAGCTATTGAACAGGATGCGGATATAGTTATATTTCCCTGGAGGAACGAGGAAGATCAGAAGTTTTATTTGTCAATTGCAAAAAATCGCCGGGGTATTTGTGGAGATTTTGAAATTATTGCTAATAATGAAATGACAGGTTTTTATGATGTTCCAAAAGTAGGATTTGAAATTAATAATTTTTACGAACCAAAAGATAAATTTTAAATTATGACACTAAACGAATTAGCCAAAAGGGCGCATGAAAATGCGGTAAACAAAGGTTTTTATGAAAAGCCTTTAGAAACAGGAACGCTTTTGATGTTGGTAGTCTCTGAATTGTCGGAAGCATTGGAAGCAGACAGAAAGGGAATTTATGCAAATATTGAAAGATTTAATAAATGGATTAATGAACCTACCTCAGTTTGCACCTTTAATGAATTATTTGAAGATTCAATTAAGGATTCCTTTCAAGATGAACTTGCGGATGTTATTATTCGCATTTTGGATTTATGTGGTCATAAAGGCATTGACATTGACTGGCACATCGAACAAAAGATGCGATACAATGAGACAAGGGAATTTAAACACGGTAAAGCTTATTAATGTAAACATTTATAATCATGGGAGGCATAGGTAGTGGTCGGAATAAGATTAAAAATGTAAACGCTAAAAAAGATGCTTTTATCTCTTTTAGATTGGAATTGCATAAAAAAGACTTTTTAAATCGCGTTTATGCTGAAAAATTACCTGATATATTTCGATCAATGGCCGATGAGTTAATTATTAAGGCAGTCACTGAAAATGAGTTTAAATTGAAAAAAGTGAAATGAATGCTTGGTATATTTCTCAGGAACGGTTTAATAATCGGATAATCAAAAACTGGAAGCGAAGGGGATTTGACTACAACCCCGGACACGTTCAACTCCTTCGATTTTCGTTTCGATGTTTGCTTTATCATGCGAGTTTGAAGAGTGAAAAAGTAAGCCAGGTTAACCGGGTAAATTGTGAGCCTAGTCTTTTTTGAAAATATAGCCTTGGACGGGCTTTGTAAAATCCAAAAATATTATGAACGATTTTAAAACACGGTTAGAAACCGAAAAAGTTGAGCTTGAAGAAAAGCTAAACAAACTGGATGCTTTTTTAGTATCAGAAAAAGTAAAAGATGTTGATGATGTTCAGAAAGCTCTTTTACAAGTGCAAGCAACCGCAATGAACAGTTATTTGCAATGTTTGAAAGAAAGAATTGATCGAATACATTGAAGATTATATGTCTGACAAAAGATGTTTTTAAACATGTTTTGTCAGACATATTGAAATTAACCTTAAAATTGTAATACAATTAGAAATTAAAACTCCCCGTAACCGGTTAACCAGACTGGCGGGGAGTTAAACTAAATCATTAATCCAATGACAGAATATCAAAAGTTACTTTTAAGGAAACAACGGAAACATATATTAAGTGGATTCGACATTGATGAATCAGAATTAAATACTCATTTATTTGATTTTCAAAAATATATTACAAAAATAGCTTTGAAGGCTGGAAAATATGCCGTTTTTGCAGATTGTGGATTAGGAAAAACAATCATTCAACTTGAATGGGCACATAGAGTTAACTTAAAAACAGGAAAACCAGTCTTAATTTTGGCACCATTGGCAGTTTCGGGACAAACTATCAAAGAAGGTGATAAGTTTAATATTCCTGTTGTAAAATATGATAAGACTTCACCCATTCAGATTACAAATTACGAACAACTTGAAAATATTGATTGTGATTTGTTTTCTGGAATTGTTCTGGATGAAAGTTCAATTTTAAAAAATTTTACTGGTCATTATAAAAATTTGATAATTAAAAAATTCTCATTAACTCCTTATAAATTGGCCTGTACTGCAACACCTTCACCAAATGATCTTAATGAAATTGGAAATCACAGTGAATTTTTGAATATACTTGATGCTCAGGATATGAGGTCTAAATGGTTTGTTCGGGATGAAGGAATGAATAATTACCGACTTAAAGGACATGCGAGAGTTGATTTTTATGGTTGGATTAGCTCCTGGGCCTCAATGCTTACAAATCCAGGAGATTTGGGATTTAATTTAACAGGTGAAAAATTCAAATTACCAAAACTTGAGTATATTGAACATGAAATAATTACTGATATAAAACTAGGTAATGAAAGATTATTTAATGAAGGACATGTAAATGCAACTAATTTCAATACTGAATTAAGAGAAACAAAAGAAAAAAGACTTAAAAAAGTAGTTGAATTATGTAATCAAACTCCTGGCCAGATAATTATTTGGGTTAAACAAAATGAAGAAGGTGAATGGTTGAGGCGAAATCTCAATGATTGTAAAGAAGCAAAAGGTAATGATACAAATGAATATAAAGAAAAAATACTTTTAGGATTTACAAATAATGAGTTTCGTATCTTAATAACCAAAGCAAAAATCGCACAATTTGGAATGAACTTTCAGAATTGTAATACTCAGATATTTCCAAGTTTAGATTTTTCCTTTGAATCTTTTTATCAACAAGTAAGGCGTAGTTATCGATTTGGCCAATTAAAACCTGTAAATATTCATCTTATTAAAACTGATACAATGGAAAATGTAGTAAAATCAATTGAGAAAAAAGAGCGTCAATTTTTGGAAATGCAAACAGAAATGAACAAAAATATCAATTCACACAGATATGGGCTTCTGAATGAATATGATAGAAAAGAGGTTAAACTTGATTCTGTTTATTTGATAAAGGGTGATTCCTGTATTGAGATTAAAGGAATTCCTGATAATTCAGTAGATTTAATTATTTTTTCGCCTCCCTTCAGTTCACTTTTTACTTACTCAAATTATATCCATGATATGGGTAATAATGAAAGTCATGAAGAGTTTTTTAAACAATATACATTTTTACTCAAAGAATTATATAGAATTCTAAAGCCGGGCCGGTTAATGTGTTGCCACACTAAAGATTTAGGAGTTTATAAAAATAGTTCGGGATATACTGGAATGTACGATTTTACAAACGAACATACAAGAGCTGTAATGAATTTTGATATTGATGAAACTGGGAAAACTACCGATCAAAATTTTAAACTACATTCTAAAATTACCATTTGGACTGATCCAGTACTTGAAATGCAACGGACAAAAACACAAAGATTACTTTGGAAACAAGTTACTAGTGATTCGACAAAAACAGGTATAGGAATGGCAGAATATATCACTATTTTTAAAAAATGGGATGGTTCAAATGAAGATGAATGGGAACCTGTTACAAACCTAACAAAAAAGAATTTTCCACTTGAAACATGGCAAAGATGGGCCTCTCCTGTTTGGATGGATATCAAAAGAACTGATGTTTTAAATAATCGTGAAGGTACTGATATGGGAGATGAAAAACATATTGCACCCCTTCAATTGGAAGTCATTAATAGGCTTATAAATCTTTGGAGCAATGAAGGTGAAGTTATTTTTACTCCATTTTTGGGTATTGGTTCTGAGATTTATGTAGCAGTAAAAAACAATCGCAAAGGAATAGGAATTGAATTGAAAGATTCCTATTTTGAAACTGCAGTTAAGAATATTCGAAATGCTGAACTTTGCAAAACACAATTAAGTTTATTTTGAGATGAACTGTAAAACCTGTAACCGTCCATTTGAACCTATCCGGGGTTTGAATGGATTGGTTAAATCAAAAAATTGTCCTGATTGTCAATATGTGATTCAAATTGAGAAGCGAAAGATGTCAATGAGGCGAATAGTCGAAGTTAAACCGAAAGACGATAAAAAAGCCTTAAAATCAAAATTAACAAAAGTCAAAAAAGCTTCAAATCCTAAAAAGTCACTCACTCGAAAATTGGATGAAATTTTCTCTATCTTTATTCGATTAAGGGATTCAGATAGCCGGGGAGTCGGAAGATGTATATCATGCAGTACTCATGTTTTTTGGAAGAAAGCAGACAATGGTCATTACATCGGAAGGCAACATAAAACTGTTAGGTGGGATGAAATCAATTGCAATCTTCAATGTCGGCACTGCAATAGATTTGAAGAGGGTTTAAAAGCAGAATATCGAGTCGGATTAATTCAAAAGTATGATTTAAAAACTGTTGAACTTTTGGAGCTTAAACAGTCAAATACTTCAAAGATCAGTCAATTTGAGATGGAATGTTTGATTAAGATTTATCAGGAAAAAGTTAAAAAATTGGAGAGTGAAAAATTATTAGAAGGAAATCAGTTTTAAGTTATGAAACCATTTTATTCAACAGACACCGGCAAACAGACACTTTCTGACTTATTGGAAGCGCAGAGAAAATACATTTTAGAAGAGATTGAAAAGATTGCCGGAAATAGATTTTGAACCTGGTGAAATTGATACTTTCGATTACTCAAAAATTGAGGAAGAATTAAGGTAACGGTGGTGCTATGAGCAGTAGCGGATTACGAGTAATAAACTTTCAAAATACGATAACGATAATACGAAATACAGACTTACAAGCAACCACAGAACCAGGCATGAATTATACCGCGTGTTATCGGCTGCCTTTCCTTTCTCTTTTCCACGCTGATTGTATGGAAATTATGAAGCAATACCCTGATAAATACTTCGATTTGGCTATTGTTGACCCTCCGTATGGAATTGGAGCAGCAAAAGAAAAACCGCATAACGGCTGGCAGGATTGGGGAATAAAAGAGTGGGATAATGAAAGCCCGAAAGTTGAATATTTTATAGAACTAAAAAGAGTAAGTAAAAATCAAATAATTTGGGGGGCGAACCACTTTATAAGCAAAATGCCTTTTGATAGTAGTTGCTGGCTTATTTGGGATAAAGGACAAAGGGATTTTAGTTTAGCAGACGGTGAAATGGCTTGGACTTCATTTAGCAAGGCAATGAGAATAAAAAAAAAGCGCATAATTCTTTTTGGCTAAAAGAAGCCGAATCACGTCCTTATTTATTAAAAAAACATCTATTTTACAGAGATGAAAATGGTAATATCATGATATGATCATTTCCTCGTATCATCCTCCACCACCGTAACCACAGAATGAGATTTTTTCATGTCGAAAGTCTCTATGTCAATACTGATTGAATTGAAATTAATCTTATATCCCGAAATCAATCCGTCAGCGTCAATCTGATCGGCTCCCGTAATCCCTGACAAAGAAAATTTAAACCCATAATCTTCTTCAATTTCGGGCATTCCATCTGTTAGCCAATTACCAACAGTAAAGTGTCTGCGAATTTCATCCACCGGCTTAAGTAAATCGGTTGAATATCCTCCGTCCGGTGATACTTCAGGATTAGGCATATAGTTATATGAGTTTAGCGCAAATAACCATTCCATAATGGTCATTCCTCCGATTGCCTGACCTGATTCCGGAGCGTCAATCAAATCAATTAAAAGTAATGGCATGGTATAAGTTAAAACATTGTCTAACTTAAAATCCGTTTTGAATACAATGGTTGAATTAGGCTGTGCTGCCTGGCATTCAGCTAAAACAGCTTGTAAAATTCGATTAATCATAGCTTTGTTGTTTCAGTTAATTTTTTATAATCCCTAGTTTGTCCGCAAAAGGCACATTTATATCTTAATTCACCGTCAATCTTTGAACATTTCCAGTTCTGCTTTTGGGTAATGTCAATTAGTGTTTCTTTGGAATGATCACAAAGATCATCCCCTTTATCGACTAAAATCATTTGATAAATCATTTTTTAAACCCTTTCATAGCTTTTTCGCGTTCAAATTCATACTTCTTTTGAATAGCATTTAAAATCTTTTCGTTTGGCGGTTCTTCCGGCTTAGGCTGATATTGTCTTTCAGGTATTCCCTTACCTCCTTCATTTTGAATCTTCGCATAAGGAATCAAACCTAAGTCTACCCCTATAATTACACTTTTCCCATTGACCACGTATTTAATCCCATTATAAAGCGTTCTTGTTTGTTCCAATAATGGATTTTGAGAACTGAAAACCGAACCTTTGTAAACTCCTGGATTCTTTCTGTATTTCGATTGTTTGCCGTATTTATTAATTGTTTTACCCCGATCATATGCTTTATCCGTCTTCGGGTCGCGAGCCTTCCATTTAGTTATTCCATGACCAGAATCATACCCTTGCAATTTGAAGTTCTGTCTAACAACTCGTTTTGCCTCATTGCCAATAATCCGGGGTAGCGATTCAATCGCTTTATTCATTCTGGCAGTAGTCCCATTCCAATCATTAATAAGTTCCCGGATTGATTTCACAATATCACCCCCTTCCGGTATTGTTCTGTTTTTGTGTTTATGACTGCAATTGCATCGGTTATTACTCCGTCACGGGTTGAGACTACATAGTTTTGTTTGCCAAATAAAATGTAGTTTCTGAGTACGACTCTTTGATGTTTTTTATTTTCCCAAAGAGACCATACTTCATTAGGTGATTCAATAGTTTTAGGTATATTCTCAAATCCTTTTAAATGTTTTTGAATCTTATGTAGCGTATTATCTGATAAGATTACATTGGTCAAAAGATCATCATTTTGGAAAATGATTTCACCTTTTTTGTTTACCTCATATTTTTTTCTCCATTCATTTATGGTTTCTAAAAAGAATTGCATACCTGAGCTTAAACCTTCCAATTCATCGCCTTGAATATCGATCGAGCGTGGCAAATCGAAAAGCGAAGCATTACCTTCGTTTGCGGATTTCATTACTTTAAAATAACTGCCTTCATTCGGCAGCGATCCTTGAATAGCTGGGTTATTTCTGAATTGAGGGTCTACGTCTGAATAAAGATAATATTTTGCCTCTTCTGTGGTCAGAACTTTTAAATTGTTATCTTTAAGATATTGGTCGTCGACCTGTTCAGCACTACACCGGCAATCCCAATCATCGGGAGGATAAACATTATCTCCTTCCGGATCACCAATACGAAAAACCAACCCCTCTAAAGCTACATGTTCATCCCGTTCTCGCTCATCCATAACTCCTTGATATTGCCAATAAGGATATAGGTCTGAATCAGCCTGAAAATCCCTAAATTGTTCGGCCATAGCCGTGGAGTGAACACACATGTCATATTCTGTGCGTAGCCAAGTTTCATTTACAGTGTCGGCAATTTGGGAAGATTCTTTTTTAAAAGCTGAAAAACTTCTTGTAATTCCGTTTTCATCCTTTAGTTTTTCCTGGATTAGTTTAACTTTTGCAACTTCTTTTGTAGCTGAAAATTGGGCGGCGTTTAGCATGTAACGCTCCCATATCGCAGTATCCTTAAAATCTTTAAATTCTGTTTTAATCTTTGATTTTTCGATTAAAGCATCAAAAAAATACTTGTTATAAAGTGAATAAATAGGGGAGTAAACATATTTTCCTTTCCCTTTGCCATAAACATATTCAAGTTCAGCAGTCGAAAGTGCATCAGGAATTAATTTACGTTTATCTTTTTTAACCGCGAGATTAACGTATTCAGTTCCAATCAGATTTTTTTTTTGCCGAAAAGAAAGTCTTTCGGGGGATTGCCATTTCGTGAATGGTCGCTTTTGGTTCTGGTGGTTCAATTTCATTTTGTGGAGCTTCTTCAATGAACTCCCTAGCTATGCCATTTGCCTCATAAAAATCATCAGTAAGACGTTTCCCGCTTAATTGGAGAGACTGAGCAAGAAGTATGATTTCCTGCATTCCAAGAACTTTAGTAGAGTCGTAAGAATATTGCGCCCCTTCCGGGAAATTAGAATAGAATTTTTTACTTTTCTCCAAAAAGTCTCCATTTAACACCGAAAGAACAAAAGCCATTTTTGACTCAACGACTGAATCGAATTTACGTTCCATAACTTCACCCAACGCCCGGCTTCCAGACTTACCAACATCTGCAGTAAGCGTACCACCTAGACACATTTGCAAGATCTCGTTTTTTTCGTCAGCGTTAAACTCCTGGTAAATTTTATGAGCGGAAGTTCCGGCCTTTGGCTGTTCAAATCCTATTTCGATAGCTTTTTGAATGTTTCCGGTTACATCTTTTGTATAAGGGTAAGTTAAAGCCTGTGAAGGATCAATATTAGCGGCGATTTGTTCGGCCTGGATCTTATAAGGGTTCATACTCTCACCCGTAACCGGATTGACGGCCCCGTCAGCCTGTGGATAACCAACTGTAAGAACAGGAAATGCAAGACGTTTCCCGGCGGCTATCCAGTTGTTTTTATTTACATTCATCTGAATAAAAGACCGGGTTATTGGTTGCATCCATCCCAAAAAAGCCTCATAACTCGATGAAGGTTGAATGAAAAGCAAATTATCATGATCCTCGAAAAGCATACCATCACCAAATGAGAACGTAGAGCTTCTGAGCATTCGATTAATTGGGTCAATATCCTGCATAGGATACTTATACACTTTTTTATTGATCGGATCGAAGTTTATCCCTGAGAATCCCCAAAAATAAGAGAATAAAATCTCTTTTCTGAGTTGTATTGTCCATGTTGAATCACAAAGCTCTTTAGTCCAATCATCAAGTTTATCACCTTTTTTATCGACTATAAAAACAGGTATTCTTTCCAGTGCAGACCCTAAAGCCTCAAATAGTGACCGGATAAAAGGAGAGCATTCATAGGCCCAGCTTACAAGCGTAGCATAGGATAATGTATAACCCATTTTCATAGCCTGATCACAAGCGTAACGCCAAGTTGAGAGATTCCACTCAACAAAATAGTTGGAAGGATATGTTTGAGAAAAAACATTTAATCCGGCAGCCTTTGGGATTACAAAAGGGTTAACTGATGGTGATTGTCCTGTAGCTGGCTTCGCTCCTGGTGTCCCTTGTCCCCATCCTCCACCATTCCCATTTGATGAACCGCCTAACCCTGGCAATATTGCCCCGAATTGTTCCCGTTTCTGTATAACAACAGGATCGTTGTTTCTTCTATCTCTTCGGCTCATTTATCCTAGTGTATGAAAGTTAGATCGTATCATTTGTGCATCTGAATATATTGGAGATATTTCACCCTCACTATTTTCAGGCAATTTCAGGTTTAGTGCAAGTTGTCCGTTACGAATGGCTATAAGATCTTTTTTTGCGTCTTTGTAATTTTCTACCGTTGTTTCAGATGAATAAGCATCACCCAAAATATTATGAACTGCTAATATTGAAGCTATTTTAACACAAAGAAGATTACGACCTAAAGTTAGGGAAAGTTCATTTGCAATATTGTAACGATTGGCAAGATTAGAGGTTAATTCGGAATAGGCAATATTGCATCCGGCTTGCAAAGCATCATTATCGACCTCGTAAATCTTAATTAAAAGCGGTGCAGCGCAGAATTGTTTAAGGTCAGCTCCGGTTAAGTATCCAAAAGTCAATGCTTTTAATTCGGTAATCGTAATTGCCATCGTGCTATTTTTTACAAATGTATAAACAATTTTTCAGAATTTACAAATAATTCAAAAGGTTATTTTTTGAATACGATCTATTTTATGAATTCCACCAATTGAAGGGATGTTAAATCTATTTACATATCTGGAATATTCATTTTGAAAAGCTTGGTAAATCATATCTTTAAACAAATCGCAAAAGTGACCATTAGGCTCGTAGCTTACTTTTGTTCTGGCATCAATTATTCGTTTCTTTAACATTGATCCGTCTTTATCTGTTTTTGTCTCAATAAAATCAGAAATAGCTGTTTTACAGTTTTCTCCTATTTCAATGGAGATAGTCGGTATTTCATCGGCAAATATCGCATTGACAAAATCAGCTATTGACGCAACCGGGGGAGCTGCATTATCCATACAATCCTGGGTTATGTAGCCATTCTTTTTTACATTCTCATTTAAAATATCAAAAAATGATCTTTTATTGTCATCAATATTGTTTCTAGACTTAGTTGAACGGTCTCCATAAAGAAAAACTCTCTGATTATATCCTTTATTTTTAAGGTATTTTCCTATTTTCTGACCTGCATGGCTAGCTGTGTTCTCAGGATCAATGGCCGGAAGCTCGTCAATCATGCGAATAATCCATCCTTCACCATTTCTAATGAACTGAAATACTCCAATAGCGATATAAGGGTAAACATTTGAGTCAAATGAAATATGAAGCGTAGAATCTGAATTGTATCTTACAGGATGAACATGCTTTGACAGTTCAAAATTTCTCATAAACTCACCCCCGGTCTTTAATTGAATGTCCCAATTGCCATCAACAAAAACCATATATTCAAACTTTGGAAGATTGTTTAAATTGTCGATATATTCTTGTGGTAAGTGGGGATTATCGGTTATTTTAGCTGGTATATATTTCCATTTGTCTGGGAGTGTGCCATTCTTCCATTTGTCATAAATCAATGTTTTTACCCATCCAAACGTAGGATTGCAAGTAGCTAAGATTATTGGTTTAGGCTGATTTGTCGCATGTGATATAATCCATGAGCCAACACGTTCAAAAGCTTTATAAAATGTTTGCTGTTGACATTCGTTTATTTCCTCAAAAAGAATTCCGTTAACCTCAAGTCCTCGCATCCAATCTAAATCTTTATCCTGAGCATAGTTCTCAGATTTAAAAAGAATCACCGATCCGTTAGGGTGTTTATATTCATAGGGAGATTGTCTTAGCTGTCCTGATGGTTCTAATTTTGAGAAAGAAGGAATAGTTGTGGTCCGGATCTTTTCCATATCTTCACGGATAACACACCATCGGGAACGCGGATAAATCCGGCAAAGAACTAAAAGAGCTGAAAGACCAAAAACTGTTTTTCCTCCCCGAATTGCACCTCCATACAAAATGAAGTTGAATTGCCCTGATTCCAGAGCCGTCATAGCTTCAGTTTGTTTAGGTGTAAGATCAATCATATTTCAATCTCTTTATCACCCCATTTAATTTTTTGAGGCACAAAAGTCACATTATTTTCAATTTGATTTCTGTCAGTCCAATGGTGATTAGACTTTAAATTCATTATTGCGGTTGCTTCCCGTATCTTTCCTTTTTTAGCGTTTGAAAAACAGTTAGTTTCACAATTTCGCATTATGTGATTTTTAACCTTCTTTAAATGCGGATATTTATCTGTTAAATAATCGAATATCTCTATATATGATTTTAATTCTTTTGCAATTTCACCAATGTAGTCGTAGTTTACATCAAAAGACAAATTAAGCGCCTCATTAAAGAAATTATTTGCTTCATCTAATGTCCAGATTTCAGCATTTTTGTTTCCTTGCATTGAATTACTTATTTTTTCATTCTTTGTTTTTGGCATTTTATTAAACTGTTTTACAAAGCAAATTTAATCTATTTGTAAGGGTTTTGCAAATTAAATATTTCTGATAGTTTTTGTACTTTTACCTTTTGTTTTCCCGATGATCAAATTGCATTTTCGTGCAATATTCCATTAGTCATTTTCAATTAACATTCTGATTCTTAGTCTTTTTAAACATTATGGTTTTTATAATTAAAACAGCCAAAATAAACCCAAAACCAAAGCTAATCCACATTAAAAGAATTACATCTTCAATCATACCTTTAATTTTTAATCAAATAAAACACAATAAACAAAACAACAAGTAAAATGCAAATCAGTGAATAGAGTATGTAATTAGTCTTTTTCATTCGCGCAAATTTTTAAAACCTGGTATTCTTTAGCTAATTCCTGATAAACTGAATTTTGCCCGGCTTCATCTGCTTCATCCCAGGAGTCAAATGTTTGAAGTTGCCCTGAATTAAGGGATAATATCGAGGGAATTGTTTTAGGGTCTAAAAGTATGTAGTACATAGAGTTTATTTTAAAAGTTCTGGATTGTCGTGTATATTGCCGATTACTGTAAGATCAGAATTATCATAAGCCGATAAATTATGAATACCACATTCTTTATCGTCAATCATAAAAGATCACTTATTCTTTTACCTCTGAATAATATCTCTCTCATTTCAGTAATTTTAAATGTCCATGTTCAGGAAAAATGTAATTAAGCAAAAACCAAAAGGCAATGACAATAATCACAAAACCAATTGATTGAAAAATGAAAAGCCTAACCTCATTCACAAA